ATATTGACTTATCAATTATGTTATTCCCTGATGAGTAGCTATCAAAAACCATTTCTAAATAATTTGCAGAAGAGCTATATAATCTAAGTTTAATTTCAGATAAATTTGTATCTAGTGCTTTAAATGAAAATGATATTGTGTCAAAATTACTATATCCACTTATATCCAATGTTTCTATTGTTGATTTATATTCCTGTTCTGCCGTCCCATTTGATTCAAAAATTAATGAGCTGTTGCCAACTCTATAATTAATCTGATCTATATCTGGTGTTGGAGACCAATCGAATGGAAGCTCAAAGTCGGTAATAAATTTACTATCATAATTATTAATAGAAGATCTTGTTCCTGGGAATATACCAACTTCATTTATTTTACCTGCCAAATCAGAAGGTAGCGTTGCTGAATATATTACCGTATAGGTGTTAGGGTTTACGGAAGTATCAATATTGATTCCTCCAAATTCTACGGGCATCCTATAAAATTCAAATCCAAGTCGTGAGTTAGTATTAGATGAAGAATACTCAGAACCGTTAGCAATACCAATGGCTAAATCTTTGGCTGCGAATGAGGCATTTCCAGCTATAAAGTTTGTTAAAAATCTTTTACCGAATTGAGTTATCATTTTTCTCCTATACCTTTGGTGCGATAACAAACGCAAATTTATCGATGGGCTCTTCGCTTGAATTATAAACTTTGAATGTTACTTTAACTCTAGCCATACCAGCATTATCATAATATACTTCTTGACTTAATATTGAGATGTCTCCTATACCTGGACGATCTTCACCATCGCCACCCTCGCCATCTCCGTCACCACTTCCAGGTGTTTCTGTTACGCTGAAGGGGAATTTAGCATTTTTAATTGTTGCAGTAAGAGGTTGTCCTCCACGCCATTTGCCAGCTAGATAATAATCGTCTGTAGAAAATTTATCTACAACGATTGGTGCTACTTCAGAGACATCTAAAGAGCTTAATTTTTTATTAGAATTATCTGCCATTTATTTATTATACCATTTGGCTATCCAATAGCCCTGCAGGTAAGTCTTGTAGACACCCCCTCTAAATAATCTGTTTCTGATCTTGTAACAATGTACTTATTGTCTCCGTCTAGCCCTTGAAGTGGATAATTAATAGAAACAATATCTCCTGGAGATAGAGCTGGGTTTCCGAAGACTGACATCTCTATATACTTTCCTTTATTTAAAACAGTACCAGATATCCAGTCAGCTAATGATTTTGCAGCTGGTTCTGTTTGTATCCAGTTTGATTCAAAGATCACTGGCTCTTTTGTAGCCAACTCTGATGCATCATGAGTGCTATATTCTAAAGGGCTTGATTTGTTTATTGTATTTCCAAGAACGTAGAAGCTACTGTAGTTGCCATCATCTAGTGGAATAAAAGTTGATGTATTATTTAAAACATAAGACTCTGCTTCAAACGGCTGAAGCTTAGTGTCTAAAACAGTTGCATATTTATTTGCTGCAGTAGAAAATTTTAAAGGAATTCCTGGGCCACCATTATATTTAACTTTTGATTTTCTAATTTCTCTAGCGGTTGTTCCAAACTCAAGGAACGCTTCGTCTCTCTTGTTCTCATTTTCTCCCTGAGAATATATAATGTTGCCATGCAATAATGAAACTGTATCATCTGAAAACACGCCATCAAAAAATAAATTACTTTTAGCTGTTGAGTTTTTATACTCCTGCTCATCTATTGTTTTAGCATAAGCGTATTCATAATACACTACGCCCTGGCCACAAAGAAGGCCGAGATTTTTTCCAACAGAGATCTTAGGTGAAGTTTCTGTATCGTTATCAAATGCCTTTATCTTAAATCCATTTATATATACAACTATTTCATTCTGCTCAGAGCCAATTTTTACTCTTGCGTCAATGTTATAAGCTTGTCCAGCATATATGCCAGCTAAACGATTTATGCTTTTTGATTGACTATCTTTTAGAAGTGTGACTTTTCCATTAGCGTTAAACTTCATAATTCTAACCTCTTTGTTTGTCTTGGCAGATGCAGTAGTATGAATTGTAATATAATACCCATTCTTTCCATCGTTAGATGTAAATAAAGCTAAGCCACCAATTTGAGCTGGGCTTTCAAATTGTGTATCAAAATACATTCTGGTACCAAAGGCGAAGTAGCTTTTTGACGTGTCTACAGAATCAAAGGACTTTATAGCTATATCATAAGTAGTCTTATCTTTATCTAAATTGCTAAGGGCTAAAAATGATTTACTAATAGTATTTTGTTTAGAGTTCGTATCTGATTTAAATGAACTAGATAGCGTTTCTTTTTTTGTTGAAGCTGTAGCAGAAAGCAGTTTTACTGAATATCTATTAAATTTCTTTGGATCATTTTCTCCAGCTGCATTAATATAAGAGCTTGGTGATTTTTCGTGTGCCGTAGGAGTTTTTGTGTTCCAAAGAGCACGTGATTTAATTTTATATCTCCCAGTTGGCTTAAAGTAAGCGCTGTTAATATTATTAATATCTTCATACCCTGGCTTTGACAAGTATCTGTATTTATATATGTCTGATTCTGATTTAATTAAAACTGGGACAGGTTCATTTGTTGCATCATCCTTGGGCACATATTGGTATTCAATTCCATCATACTCAATAATCTCATCATTTATTAAAACATATCCATTAAAGTTAAATAATGCCTGTAGGTTATTATCTTGAGATATGGTGCTATTGTTTAAAGAAAAATATTCATCTGTTGATGATAATGGCTCTGCTAGGGTTCCAGCCCCAAGGTATGTTTCATCGGACTTCCATAATGGGGATGAGGATCCATCGTATTCAGAGCTAGAAGCGGCTGACCATATAACCTTAACAGCATTTGCTGAAGCTATTTCAGATGAAGAAAAATTAATAATATTTGGAATTATTGTCGTGCTTCCATCAACATAGTTTTCGCTGGTGAGAATCCAGTCTGAAGTTCTATCTGAGTCATAAATATAATCTCTACTGTAAAAATTAAGAAGATTGTTTTCGTCTACAAATGCGTTCATTTGTATATCTCTGCACAATTCTTGTAGGCATTCCCATACAGTTTTACTTCTATCTGACCACCAATATTTAACAGACGGGATTGATTGATCATTATCTTTTACATAAAATTTGTAGTTTGAAAATCCAACTGAGTCGAGAAGGGTCCTAATTACCGAAGTTATTGGGTAGTCTTGGATTAATATTTCTGGGCATAATATTTCCTGTAATATTTTTGCAGAATCAAGTGCCGTTATACTTCCATCGCCAAATTCTCCTAGCGACCAAGAGTGCATATAAAATAAGCCTTGGTTTATCTTATAAGGTGTTGCATTGTCCTTAATGATAATGTGAGGCTTTACAACTGCATCTTTGAATACATATAAATTGGTTGGGTCAATATCGTCATCTCTTAAATACTCTTTTAATTTTAACGAACCCTGCGTATATTTATTTAAAGACATTGATAATGTATTCGCAGTAAGATTGCCTACTGGAATTATAGAATTGGTATCGTCGCTTGTCTCTTTCAAAATATTAAAATTTTGTATATCATTTGTAATGTCTGCTACCCATATAGGTGCAAACTCAATGACCCCTATTAGCTTTCCGCCATTAGAGTTAACAGCTTCTAAGGATATAGACTTAAACTGTTGATAGGAATTAAATGTAGCTGGTTCTGTTGTAGACCATCCAGTTCCATTATAGTATATTGTAGCTTGACCATCCGATAAGGTATTTCCAGTAACAGTGATTACGCTATTATCTTGCTTTGTGGCAGATATAGTCCAGGATGTTGGCACATCATGATTTACCTCAAATCTAGCAACAATCTTATTGGCTACAATAAGCTTTGGAATTGTTTTAGCTTCATCTTTAAAGTATGACACAGATATATCGATATCTTCATTTTTAGGACCAAGCCAGTACTTATATGTCATGCTATCTCCAGGATAATAAAGTCTTGTTCCTTCTGGGTTTAATTCCCTGGGGGAGACAAAAGAATCTTCTGGCGTGTCCGTATTATTTACCGTATAAATTAAATATTTAATTCCTGGAAGTAGTGGCCTAAATGGCTTATATATAGTATCTATTGGAAATAACTTTTTATATGCATTTGTAAAGTCTCCATAATCAGCATTAGATGTAGCGCTAATATGGTTGACCATATTATTCATATTGTACTCAATAAGTGCGCCCGCCGAAGTAGAGATACTCCTACTTGTCTTTAATATATTTTTTACTGTTTCATTTAATTCGATCATACCTGCTCCATGCTCATATTTACATTCCAATATGCCTGGATGCCTCTTTTAACTACTGTAAAATCACAAGATGTAAATGTAACTGTATAGGTATAATCATCTGATAATACGCCTGTATTTTCTAGATTTACTGCTGGATCAAATGAGGTAGGATTTATCATAATATCAAATGTACCTTGTCCTAGTGTAGATTCATAGAAGGCTTTTAAATCTTCCGCCGCCCATGCTCCATCTACCGCCTCATTTCTAAATGATGGCAGCATTGACCAGGATAGGCTAAATGACTTCTTGTCTGCAACTACATATTTACGTAGGGATCCATTTGCCATTCTTTCTTGCTTTTCTATTCTAATAGGGGTCATGCTAAATTCTGATCTATTATGCTCTGTTACTCTTCTGAATCTAGTTTGAGTTTTATTAGCAAAGGCTAGTCCATTTCTGGAAGCCACCGCCGATAGGTACTTTTGACCTGGAGCAGTAAATGTAGATCCGCCATAAGTAAATTGATTGTTAGCAGGGTCCATTGCCAATGGGTCTGTTGCCTTTATATAAAGGATAGAACCTTTAGGTAAATTTTCAAATGCCATTAGTATCTCCTACCTATTCCAGATGCAGCTTCTCTTAGTTTCATTTCTCTACTTATAGCCTTAGCAACATCATCAGGATTCATATTTGTTCCATTAAGTGTAACATTTATATTATACAATGCATTTGACGACTTTACCTGACCGCCCTCGCCATACATTATTCTTCCACCCATTCCATATTTAGGAACGTCAAATCTAGTAGCTAACCCACCCTTTGCCATGCCATTAATTCTATCTAACATTGGAACACCAATATTCTTTACGGCAGCTGCATTAATTACATACTCTCCATTTGAAAGCATTGCTGGTATGGAATCGGATGTTCCAGATCCTGGACCAGTTATCATTCCGCCAGCTGCTTTCTTTACAAGGTAGGCTCTGGCATTGGTCATTTTTGAGCCAGTTACTCTATATAGTTGTCCATTATAACTAAAGAAATCATCTTTATTTAAATCTAGCTTATCTACTATTTGACCACGAGCTTCATCAGTTAGAGTTCCATCTTTCTTAGTATCATATGTTCCTCTAAGCATAAATGGATTATTTCTACCATATTGAGAGCCTCCGCCCTTTCCATCTAATCCCTTTTCATTAATAAGCTTGTAAAGATCAGATAGTTTTTTACCACCAGTAATAGCTAAAGCTTCTCTATTTACCCTATCAATATCTTTCTGGACATCTTGACCAATTGTTGATACTGTTCCTCCAGGAACATACTTACCTCCAACAACAGATCCCATGTTCTGGAATACTCCTGCAGGTTGCTGCATCATGTCACCGAATGCCTCTGTAAATGCTTTCTTTTGAGAAGCAGTTCCAGATGACATTAAGCCTCTTACCGTTGACTGGAAGTTTGCAAGTTCTCCTGTAGCTTCTTTAATAGCTTTATTTCTAGCTGTAGTTTCTTTTAAAGTTTCATTTGGCATAGCCTGAGCATTAGCTAGATTTTTGACAAGTCTCTGATATTCTGCCTGCTGCTTAATTAATTCATCACGAGCTGCTGCAGCATCCTGTGCACTCATTTGATTATTCTGGAACGCAGCTTCTTTTCTTTCTAATGCTTTTTGTCTAGCTTCTTTTTCTGCCTCAGCCTTCTTGATTTTCCGCTCTCTCTCATCTTGAATAGCATCAATAGCGAGAGTATTTTGGCGCTCCTTAACAAGCCGATCAATATTAAGCTGAGCTCTTGCAGCTGCAGCCATATCTCCTCTAGCTAAAGCATCCTGATAATCTAGCTGAGCTTTTTGTAGATCTAGCTGATAATTCTCTTTTTGTTCTACTCTTTGAAGAGCTTTGATCTTAGCATCAGCCTCTTCATTAATCTTTCTAATCTTTTCATCAATTAATTTAATTTCTGCTTCAATTTGCTTTCTAGTCTTCTCGGCATTTCTTTGAGCAGCTATTGATACAGACATAGCAATCTTATTTAATCCAGATATCTGTTTACCTATCTTACCAAAAGTACTATTGCTTCCGCCCTGCTCTGCAAGATTTGTCATAGCTGTAGACATTGCAGTATCAAATTCTGCTAACATAAGAGCCTGATCGGCTGTCATATTTTTTAGATTTACTCTAGCTCCAGATATAGCTACTTGCCATTTAGCATATGCACTTGCAATTGTATCTGCTGAGTTTAATATTGCAGCTAATTCTGGCTGAGACTGCTTTAATTGATCTAATTTAATTTGACCAATTTGTCTATCTGATCCATTAATATCTTTAACTTGTTGCAATGTCTGCTTTAGTGCTTCTGACTGAGTTATAGTTTGTCCAGTAGCATCCTTAGTTCCCTCAAGGCCTTTTCTTATTCCATCTATTACAGATAGTGTATTGCTAAATGAATTGCCTAGGTCATTGCTTCTTGTATATCCTTCTAAATTCTTAACTAAATTCTTGACCATAAAGTCAGCTGCTGAGGCTTTATCAGAAATAATTGCAAATCCAGACGATCCTAATACCTTAAGAACGTCTTTTGCTTTTTCTGATGCTGCCACAATTCCATATATCTTTTTAGTAGCTTCTTCTGCACTCATTCCGCCTGCTATAAATTGTGCTTTAATATTTTGAGCTAACGGAACAACCTGATCAGAAGATATAGTATTGAATGTATTAACAAACTCAGTTAAGTTTTCTCTAGCAAACTTTTTAGCTTCCCGCATTTCTTTTATAGTAATTGACATTCCTGGTAGTCCAGCAGGAGCCATAGCATCATATGTTGCTCTACCTAAAGCTCTTTGTGCTTTTATTTGTTCGGTAACATTCTTAATTGATGCTGATAAATTATTATATTTAATTCCAGCTTGTTTAGCTCCCTCTTCAGTCATTCCTGTAAGAAGAGTTTGCTCTCTTTGATATTCTTTTACATTATCTACAAGCTTCTTTATTACAAGTGCTGTGGCAGAAATTGCTGCTATGGGCCAAGCAAATTTAGTAGCCATTCCTAATAGCCTGAAAGCTTTAGTTAGTCCACCCACTCCAAATGTTGCGGCTGACATAGCATTCTTAATTGACATAAGTTTAGGGGTTAATAATGGTAGGAAGTTTGCTGCAGCCATAATTCCCATTCCAAGACCTGACTGTCCAGCACTCATTGCGCCCATTCCAAGCATGCTTCCGCCCATTGCAATAGCATTCATTTTAATATATGGATCTACATCGCTTTTACCTGTTCCAATTAAAGATCTTTGAGTGCTAAATCCTTCTTTAAAAGCACTAAACATTCCTGGTCCACGTGATCTAACAGAAGGATTTTCTGCTGCATAACGTGTAGCCATCCATGCTGGGCTCAAATAAGGTGCTGGATTTTCTCCGTATAATAATCTTCCTGGCCTTACAACTCCACCACCTTTGTTGTATCCAGGAACCATTCCGCCACGGTTTGCCGTAAACAATCTGCCATAAACTTTAGCCATTCCCTGTCTAGATGAACCTATTGAGCCAGCAAGGCTGCCTCCTCTACCAGATAGACCTTCAAGTATTTTTATGTCTGATTCTGGAAGGAAATCCTTCCCTGAACGAATTGCAAAATCAGCAATTGTTGGGAATGGTGTAAGCATTGAAGTTGGAGTAAATAATCTTTGTCCATTAACTCTATGCCCTTTTATCATAGATGTATTAAAAAATTCTAAAGTAGCATTATATAAAGCGCCCCTACCCTTATCGCTTAACCCTTCAATGTGTCCAAAATACTTCTTGCCGCCGTTGACATCCATTGCATTAATTCTGTATGTCTGCAAGGATTGTGGACCATCATAAGTTTTTCCTTCATACTTGAACTTAGCGCCTAATCTAGCTAACAATCCAGCTCTAGATATACCTCCTCCTCCATTATAACCAGGTATCATTCCGCCCATGTTATAACCAGGGATCATTCCGCCACGATTACTTAGAACAGGTTTCATTCCACGAATCATTCCAACTATAGTATTCCATTGTAATTTTGCTGCACGAGAAGATAAAGGAGTAATATTTTGTATTCCACCTCTAGTTAAAATATTTAGAGAAGATGAAGCCTGATTAAATTCTCTACTACCAGCAACGGCCTGAAATAAATTTCCTACACCAAGTGCGCCTTGCTTCTGCCAAGAAGAGTAAGGTAGTGTATGCTCTGACTCATATGCAAATCTTCTATTATTTAAAAATCTAGAAACATCTGACACTACAGCATCTAAAGTAGTTTGACTAAATTGTCCGCCTCTTAATCTCATTGCATTTATTAAATCTCTAGTTGGTCTTACTCCTTGAGTTTGACGTGGTCCAGTTATATTATTTCCTGGCTCAACAATAGCTCTTTTACCAAATCTTGAGTAGGCTAAATTATCAAATCTTCTTAACTGCTCTGTACGTATTTCTGCCCATAAATCTGGATTAATATCTGTTCCGCCTGGCATACTTCTATCTAATGAATATCGTATAGCATCTCTATAATTTTTTTCTGCAATATCTATAGCTTCGTCTACATCAAATCCCATTCTATTTATAATTGCAGCATCATGCATAACTGTTCTAATTCTTAAATCTTCATCATAATCTTTATTTAGCAATCTTGATTCCATGCCCTTGGCAAGTCCCGTCATGCTAGTAATCCTACTTCCATTATTAGCATATTGAACACGAGGAATTCTTCCGCCCTTATTGAATAGTGGAACAACTACAGCCCTTCCTTCATTCAGGGCTCTCATTCCGTCTGGATCTTGCTGTGCAATACCTCTACGAATAACGAACTCTCCTGGAGTTAACATTGCAGGCACAACATCTGCATTTATATTTGGACCAGGAACTTGATCTCCGTTATTATAAAATACAGAACCTCCAGAATTAAATCTCTTTAATCTATTTACTTCCATGCTATACGGAGCACCGAATGTTTTAACTCCTCTAAGTCTTCCAAACTCTTCCATAATATTTTTATTATTTTCACGTTTAAATAAATCTCTAAGGGTATACTTTCCATTTTGATCCGTAAGAGGCTGATTCATTAATGGAGCTTTAGTAACATCAATTGTTCTTCCTTGTGATGCAGCATATTGTGCAACTTCAGCTGTCATTTCAGCTTCTATCTGTGCATTAAGTTGCATAATTTTAAGTCTTGCTTGGTCTACAGTAATTTTAGCTGAACGTAATTCTGATACAATTGCTGCCGATTCTGCTGCTGCCTTATCTGCAAACTTTGAAGTTATTGGAAGCAAATCGTCGTATGTATTTAATAACTCTGAACTTAATGTGCCACCTAATGCAATAACTTTTTTAAGCTGTGCAACTTCTGCATCCGTCTGCATACCAAGAGTTCCCATTAGGGCATGGAACTTAGCGGCTTCTTGCGCTACAATTCCTGTAGATACACCACCAACAGAAGTTAGCCCTTCAATATTAGGAAGTCTTTCTGTCATATATATTTGAGGATTTGCGCCTATTTTTCTATTTACAGGAATTGCTCCTGGCACTACACCAAATAATTGTCCAGCTAGTCCGCTCTTTCTTGGATTAATATGTGAAAATGCTCTTGTATCCATATCTCCAACTAATCTATTTGCTGGATCTACTTCCATTGCAGCCGAACCAGGCATAATTAAATTATTAGCCATTGTAGTAACTGCTGGTCTAACTGATATATTTCCACTATTTACTGTATTATTTAATACATTGAATTCATCTATTAGATTTCTTAATGCTTGCTCTAAAACTGCCGCTGCCTGTGCATCGCTATAGAATGTTTGCTCTAATGACTGTGCAGCATGATTTGCAGCAACAATTTCTGGTGTAAGCATTTTCCAGCCTTTTGAGCCAGATAGTAATGCTTTAAGATTTGTAGATCCTTTAAGTAGGTATCCAGCAAAGTTTGCGAGAACACCAGTTAACATAATTACTGGTCCAGCTACTGCTGTAAGGCCTCCGAAGGCAGTAATTAATTTCTTTACTGGATCAGGCAAATCATTTAAAAACTTTAATAGTTTAGTTATAACATTTACAAATTTAGTTCCTAGGGTTAAGAAGTCCTCCCCAAGTGTCGATAATTCGGCTTTTAAGCCTTCTATGGCCCTCTTATATTGACCAGACGCAGATTCAGTAACAGCTGTTAATTCTCGGCCCGCTATGGCCTCCAGATCGCCTGCGCTAGCCTTCATAAGATCCATGACCTGGAGCGTTTGGCTGCCCTGTCTGCCTAAATTATTAAATAAGGCATTTAGCCGTGAGAACTGGAATTTACCAAATAACTGCTCTATGGCTTGTTGCTTCTGTAATGGATCTAGCTTGTCTAATGCTGACTGCATTTCTAAAATCATTGCTGTTGTGTTTCCAGCATTTCTTTGAACCATTCCTAACAAATCTATACCAAAATCACTAAACTTAGCTACCGCTACATTTGTTGGATTAATTAAAGATGCTAAACCTGATTTTAATGCGTTGGCACCTTCTGATGCTGATATACCACCTTCACGCATTGCAGTAAGATATAGAGCTAAGTCCTGAACACTTCCACCAAGTCCCTTAATTACAGGGCCAGCTTTTGGAATTGCTTCTACTAAGTCATTTAGAGTTGTTGAAGTTTGGTTTTCAACTGCGTTTAAAAAGTTAATTGAATCAGCTAACTCATCTGTATTTTGCTTAAAGGCTGTCTGTATAGCTAGAGTTGCTTTCATTGCCTCTGCTCTATCTACTTCACCTAGAACTGCTAAGCGGGTTGTTTCTCTTAAAGATCCCATTAATTCATTACCCTGCTTACCAGTTGCGGCAATATCAGCGGCTAATGAAATTGTTTCCTTATAATTTACACCAAGAGCGCTTGATAGCTCTTTAGATGTTGCTATGATATCTCTTCTTACTTTAGTAAGTTCATCTGCTGTAGCTCCGCCAATATCCCCATAAACCTTTGAAAGCCTAGTTAGTTCTTGATCAGCTTCTCTGAATGCCTTAGCGGCAGCAGCTCCGAAACCTGCTATGGGAACAGTCAGACCTACTGTTAACTGACGACCAGCCCACTGAGTATTCTTACCCCAATTAATTAAAGCTGTTGCTCCCTCATTTATTGCACGATTCATAATCTGCAATTCCATGCGAGCTAGATTTGCTTTATTTTTTACTAAATCTAATCCTGCAGGAATATGTACGCTGTATTGCATTAAACCTTGAGCATTTTTACCCAATGGTTGCATGACTGAATTTTGGAGCATTACTTGCTGCTTAGCAAGATCCCTAATTAATCCACCTTGCTGTTTTGCATGCTGGTTAAATGCCTGGAAATAATCTCTAAGCTTTAATCTTCCAGAATCTAAACCCTTACCAAATTTTTCTACATCTGAATGTAATGTTACGAAATGCGAAGCAAACTGTCCTGTGCTTCTTAAAGTTTCTCCAAATGAATTATTTATAACCTTTATTTGAGAAGCAACTGATTTACCTGCAGAAGAAAGATCTTGCTGTAATTTTTGTAGACTGGCAGTAGCCTTGTGCACTTCTGTGACAAGACTTGATAGATCAGCTTTTGCAACTATATTCGTCACAATCTGATCATCAGCCATTTATTACCCCTTGGAGTATCCCAGTCCCATTCCTATTCCGAATCCAGCTTCTGAGGCAAATGATCCTTGAAGGCTAACTACATCATCAGCTGATGTATTTATTCCAAGTGCTCTTCGCTTTATATCGTCGAAGGTGGGACCTGATTTTTCTGCCTCATCTTCCATAGGAATTCCTTTTAGAGATGCTGCAAACTTTCGCTGGTTATGCTCTTTTTCATGCATTGACTTCAATGTCTGAATAAGCTCTGGCATTGATAAATTTTCTTCTAACTCTTCGTAATTCTTCCAATGTCCTAAAAGAAATACTTCTCCTTCTAAAGCGGCAAGATCTAGTTCTGACCAGCCAGAACCGCTGCCGCTATTAGGTTTGGGTCGTCCATCTTAATTCCCCCACATACTTCAAGGATGCGATTGATTGTTGGAACGTCCAATGCTTCTTCTAATGCGTCTCTATCTGCTACCAAATCTGGTAACTGTGTTTCTAGTGCAACTGCACATGCGTCAATTAAAATGCTAAGTGTTGCATTTTCATCTGTTGATTCTTGAGTTTTCTGTACGGCAGCCATAAACTTGCGTAACTGCTTGATTGATAATGGCTTTAGTTTTACCTTAGCGCCATTCTGTAATTCAATTTCTTCTACGTCGTATACTGTAGTAGCCAATTTATCCTCCTTTAGGATTCTTAATTATTATAACATAAGGATAGTGTGGATACAAATGAAAAGGCCCCCATTTCTGGAGGCCTTTTGGTAATAATTAAAATTAATTATTATGCTGGTGTCCAAGCACGGTCAATAATCTTACCGTATTCTGAACCTGCGTGAGCTGAGTCACCTGATGGTAGAAGACGGAATGTTACTGGGAATGTGGTTGGAGCAGTACGAGCAAGCGAGAACTGTGACTGCTGTACTGAAAGAACACGACGTGCATAATATACACGCTCAGTGTTTGGAGAAGCTACTGTTGGAGCCTTTCCAATAGCAACGAGTTGACGCTCTGTTGGAGCTGCACCAAGTGCACCTGCCTCTAGACCTAACTCATCGTTATCTCCCTCTGTCAAAGTTGCCTTGCCTTGTCCGAATACAATAAGAATATTTTCTAGAGTACCTTCGGACATTTCTGTTGCGATCATAACCTCCATCGCAGACTTGAAAAGCTTAGCTGTATCAAGTAACTGGTCGACGGTTACGGAATCGTATGTTGGATTATAAGTGATCTGAAGACCATTATTTGTATAACCAACGTTGCGGTATGCGCCTCCATCCTTTGGTGTTGTTCCCTGTGTTGCGCCAGTTGTTACTGCAACTGCGTTAAGGGTGTCAGTGTATGACTCTGAAGTTGAAAATGCTGGAACGAAACGATTTTTGTTCGCAACGAATGCATTTAAAACACCAGCTTCCATGCTCTCATCATAACCATCAACTGTAGAATCTTCTACAGAAAGGAATAATGGAGAAGCACCGACAAGAATATTTTTAGCATTACCTACGTTTTGTGCTGCCATGAAGTCTAACCTCCTATTTCATGAAATGTTTATATATATATAAATGGCTGGCTAGGCCCTTTCCTCAAATCCAATTATAGATGTCTTAGTCGCCTAAAGCAAATTACGCAAATCTGCCTGAGCTGTCTGTTATTCTCGAATATTTAACCTCAAGAATTATGTCTGTGGCTAAAAATCCTTGCAATTCTTCAGATGGAGCTGTTGGGGACATGTCTGCTATAAATATGCTATGAAACTTGAATTTGTCTGACAGGCTATCCCAGTAATTTACATCCCTAGCTGAATCATCCATTCTCCTGAATTCATCTGTTAGGAAGTTTCTAATCTCAACAATATCCAAAATATCTGTTGAGTAAACGGTAAATAAAATTTGTTCGCAGCATATCAACCAGTTGTTCTCATATGACATGCCTATCTTGTCATAGACTATATGCTTCTTCCCGCTCAAAAACTGATTCATTTCTGGTGATTGCTGAATTGGCAATATTGGGATTATGGTTTCATTTAAATTATCACTATAGTAATCATCTGGGTCAAATATATTTAAGTCTACTAACTTTTCCCAAAGATATTTTCTTATCTCAAACATTGCATCTAATCTATAGTTTGCCATCTTATACCCCCGCAAATGCCGTACTTACCGCCGCATCAGCTTGGCTTGCAACTGAATTAGGCGAGAACTTATATTGTACCGTTTTTATATTCATGGGTAACTTCATGGCTTTTGTTAAAGACGAATTAAATAATCTTTGAAACCCAGAAGCCTTAATTGAATTGCTTACTAAATTACTTGTAAAGAAATATTTATACGCTGATAAAAATGAATTTTTAGTTGCTGCTCCGCCTGGTTTATTCACGGTAACAGACTTGCCTTTTGGCATAAAAACAGTATATCCATTAACATCAAAAACTAATCGCTCCGCTGACTTGGGAGATATTAATACTGGCTTGCCTTGCTCCATAATCTCAGCCTTGCTAACAAAAACATGTCTATGATTTCCCTTTTTTGTTGGAACTAGTGATCTAGATGGAAGCAGGTTGTAATTAATTTGAAAAGATAGCATACCTTCTGCAACCTTATTTAGCTTAAATAATCTAGCTTCTTTATCTCCAACTCTTTGCCACTCATACACATGGTGCAGTGACCTAGGAGAAGTTCTTGCCTTTGCGTCAATATACTGACCAAAATCTTTTTCTATCTGACTAAATAATGTTTTTGAAAATGCTCGGTTAAATGCAGTGCTATTAGTTAGCTTTGCAACCACATTGGCTTGATAAAAAATGGCTGCTGAAACCTGAGCAACAGTGCTATCCTTTATTGCACCGTCGACTCTTTGTCCAGCCATTAACTTTGTTAATCCGCTAGCTGCCTGTAATAATAACTTATCAGATACCAATCTGTTGATTCTCCGATCTTCTTACGGAAGAATTATAGCCCAAGACAGTCCCGAAAGGATCTGTTATTGGCGTAGTGCCAACAACCTCAAAAACTGTTGGACTATTAGTTGGAAAATTAATTTCAGTCCAAACACATTCTCCCTTTGAGTCTCTTATATTTGTTATCTTTTCACGTATTGTTAATCTGTCTTTTGTTCTAATCTGTAATATTTGATCATTATAATATCGATTATCAAACACCTGCTTATCGCTAGTTCTTGTTGTAGCAGAATTGCTTATGACTCCTTTTGCATGGCAATCTAAAGTCTTGTCGTAAATCCATTCTTTTTTTAAAGCACCAGTGTTTGGATCTTGCATATCAATTTGCTTGTAAACATCAAGCCTCATTGACAAGACGGCGTTGATTACTGATGACATTAGATTATCGAGGCTTTATTTACTACAAAATCTGCCAGTAGGCGATCAGCGTAAGCATTACCCGTCCCCATAAACACTTCTGGACTATATTCAAACTGCCAGTCAAATGTTTGTATTGTTGAAATATATTGATTCTTCCAGGTGTTATCTTTAGCAAAGAAGTCTTTCATCAACTCTATTGCTGCAAGTTCAACCTTATCTGGTACTTTCTTCCATCCAAATTTACCCTGCACCTCATACATTGCGCCGTTTTTAAAAACACCTTGTCCGTCATGTATAGTAGGCGGAACCATTCCATTAGCAACATAGACAGTATTATCTAGCATGTTTGCCCTATTAATTCTTATCCCAAAACCAGTTTCTGATATCTGAACATCATAGCCCCAATTGTTTACAGCTGGACTTACTGTATTATTTAGCAACAATATATCGTTTAAGTATACTCTGTGTACAGCATGAATTCTATCTGGGAGAGGTAAGGTGTCTGAACCAGTTCCCATAATCCTGTATATGTCGTTATACAAATAGAATTGCTGCCCAGTAAAATCTTCAATCTTTTGTCTTGCATATCTTTCAGCCGCAGCCAACTCTGCATAAGATTTATAATTTGGATCAGAATGATCTGTGCTTACACCTAAACTAGATGCAGATTGATACAAGTCAACATATGGCGTAACTACAAAAACATCATGCTTATAAGTAAATTCTTCTGAATCAACTTCATAGTCCCAGACAAGTCTTAATGTGGCGTTGGTATTGGTGTAGATTAAAGGTATGTATGCTGCATATAGCCCAACATTAGTTTCATCTTTTTCTGCAGTAATAGTATCTAGCAATACAGTCATTCCAGGATCTTCTTCTTCTGGATTTTCTGTAATATCAAATATTTGAACTACTGGTAGATCATCTGCATCGACAACATTTCCCTTCCAGAACACCTGATGGTATACGGGGGAATTGCTATTCTTTAATACCTCTGCCATTTAATAGGCTTAGTTATAGAACTCTCTTACTTCTACTGGAGTTGCTAATCTAAAGCCCTCCTCCTTGTCAAAAATTCTTTGAGCGTCTTCTTTGCTCATTGCGACAAATGGATGCTCTTTTGTAAATGTCTTTCCCATTATATCGTATCTAAAATTATTTCTTGTCATTCTGACAAGCACCTCTTCTGAGGAAATCTCTTTGCTTGGATCGAACTTTGGAAGAACTTCTGGGGCCTCTTCTTTAGCCTCTTCAATATTCTTTAATGTGCTTTTATAAACAGACCAGGTTACGCCTTCTTCTGATAATGCGGCAATGACGTCAGCCTTGTTTTTTAATCCATCTGTATCGACTGCAAAATCTTCAGCAATCTTTTTTAGCTCTTTTACCTTTAATGTCTCGAATGACATATTAATATCTCCTTAATCTAGGTACCAATAATTATAGCATTACTGGGCTAAAAGGAAAAGCCCCCAAAATAAATTAGGGGCTTTTCAGCAGTTTAATTCCTATAAATTAGGAAGCAACCTTAACGTTCTTAACAACTACCCATGCGTCTGCTTGCTCAATTTGGGTTCCAACACGAGTATACATTGTGTACTCAATGGAGTCCTTCTTTGGCCAGAAGAAGCGGTAAACAGTTACGTCACGCTTGATACCAATAACTACGTTATTTGGGAATGTCAAGTGGACGTCTCCGTGATTACCTGATGGAGTATCATAGTCACCAGTTTGGGTCTCTGGAAGTAGTGGTACTTCAACAATCGGAATACCGAATGCGAATGGTGCCACGAATCCAGCTGGACCACCTAGTCCTGGCTGATCTCCACGGATAATGCTTGAAGCGATATCCTGAGGGTTTACGTTCTGAATGTTTTGCGATGTGCTGTATAAGTAATCCTGGATCAAGTTAGAACCTGATAGGAAGCGTAGATCTGGTCTGCGCTGCTTGTACTTACGAGGCAAAGCCTTGAGGGCATTGTTGAATACTTCACGAGATACGTTAGCACCTTCAGCATCAACAACGTGTCCGTTGGTCTTTGCGATCTTAACTACACCGTCAAATGCCTTGTATAGCTGGTCAGAGCTTAGTGAGGTATTTCCATTGAGAATTACATCTTCAATATCATTACCTGCCTGAGTTGCCATCATACGTGCAATATGATCTTCTAGATCAGCACCTTCAATGTTGTCTTCAAGAGATTCAGTTGAAAGCTC